TACCTTCATCTAAATTGTCAGTTGTTTTTGTTGCCAGCCAGGAGTTAGCCCTTGTCGAATTGTGATATTGCGTATGGTCATCATCGGAGAGTCCGGTTAAAGTACCGTGATCATTCGTTATCTGTTTACTCGAAACTACAATTTTACCAGCAAAACGAGTGTCAGGTGTTTCGGGAACTCTAAACGATAAAGTATTTTCATCTACTATTCTTAATAAATCAGTTAGTACATAATCTTCATTAGTCGTAGTATCATATATTGCACATATTACGCCAGTTGAGCCGAGATTATGAGTAACAGTAATAGTGTAATATCCGCCTGAAGCAGCACCCCAGTCGGTAGTAGCGTTGAATGATTGGGTAAAGTTAGATGGTCTATCAGTAACACCAGTTTCTATGATATTAAACTCTACATTTACTTCATTAGTACCAAGTTCAACATTAATATCATTATCAGCTATATCAATATTGTATTCAACATCTTCATTGTTGATATTATAATTTACAATTTGATTGTCAGTTGTTAATCCATCACCATCTAATTCTATGTCAATATCTGACATCAAACCTCCCTTGTAGCAGTTCTGTCAAAAGTTACTGTTCCAGCTAATAATGTTAATGTAGTATCGTCTGACTTTTTCGCTTTTATACCATATTGATAATCGCCAGTTAAATTGATTGTAGTAGTTTTAGGTATAGAAACAACTGTTTGACCGCTAGCCGCAACCGTATGGCTTGTAACATCTTGAGTATAGACAGCATCACCATCGGAATCATCAATATCACTTTTGAGAGTCAAATATATAGTCCAGTCAGTAATATCTACTGGTTCATCATTTTGTGTAATAGTTAATGATCTTGAAAAAGTATCGCCACGAACAGCTTTAATATTAGTTATCTGCATATTCAACTCCCATTATCTTGGAAATATTATCAAGTATTTTTCTAGTTCCATAAGAATACAATCTTACCGCAGTATCTTGAATTTGTTTTTGACGACTTTCATAAAGATTTTCTTTGTCTTTATATTCTTCCTTGAAACCAATCTTAATCCCTGCCAATGCCATCTTCTTATCATATTCAGAAATATTACTCGACATCACCTTTTTCACATAATTAGAAATTCTACTCATCTGCCTTTGACGAACGTCAGGCGGAGTATCGACTTCGGTTTCATCGGCTATTATTTGTGCTTCTTCCGTAGTAACACCCAATTTTTTAGCCAAATCTTCCATATTTGGGATTTTATCAGAAGACTTAGTATTGATTAAAGTATTCAACACACTCCCTAAGACAGCATCATCAATCACAGCCGAAGGAACATAGTAAAACCTCGGATAATCCATTTTACCACCGTAATTCAAGTCAATAACTTGCCTGACTAAGTGCAAATTAATATATTCAACGAATTCATCGAACATACCCATTAAATTGTCATAAAATGTCTTCTTATGCTCTTTTCCAAGTTCAAACGAACCAACACGCCCAGCACCTAATAAAAGTTCAGGGATTAGAACACTACGAGCTTTTTCCGAATCAAGCCGAGACAAATATTTATCAAAATCAACACCACGCATTTGAGATTCTAAATAATCAACATCAAACCAATAATTGCCATTAGCATCTCTGTCAGAAGGCAATGTAACACTTGAATTATTTTTCAACTGTTCAACCATTTGGTGCATTGATGCTACTGCATCTTGACTTGATTGAGTAGAATTATCTTCAACTAACTGGACAGTATCAGTAGAGGGAGCACGACCCACAGTCACAGGTTCGCCGAATCTCTCATAATACCGATTAGCAAAAAGATGAATTAACTCGCCATAGTACCAGGGTTTGAAAGCTGGAGTTAATAATGAACGCCCATATAAATTGCCATCTTCCATAAAATTAGCATACCAAAATGAATACTTAACAGGAATTTCTTGTTGACCAGTATATCCGCCTTGTTTAATACCATCAAAATTACCGTAGTCATCTTCCTTAACTTCACAACTTTCTGGTGCTAAATCTCTTAATTTTGAGATATGAATAAAATTAGTCTTATCTTCAAGTTCGAATACTTTAGTCGCCGGTGAATAACCAGCCCAGAGTGCTTTCCCAAATATCTTAATCAATGAATTGAACAATAAAGTAATTTGACGTTCTATAAACCGTGTCGCTTCTGGAGTTGCTCCATTAGGTTCTATACCCCACTCAAATCTACGAGCCGCAAAAGTAATGATATTCAAAGACGCTGAAATCTGATAATCATTACGCATTTTTCTTAAAGTCGCTAAATCTAACTGTCCGCCATAAGTTGTACCATCAGGGAGTACATTGTGATAGTAATTAATTGTTGATGGTGCAAATTTTCCAGTTATCTTGCCTATTTTAATTTTCTCGGTTGCCATCATTTCCCCATTTGCACTTGGGCAGTTTTCCTCTTGCCACTAATTTGATATTCTAATTTGCTTGGTGGTAAATTGATATAAGATTCATCAGTCAGAAGACTATATACCGAACCAGCTACTGCATCAGCGACATCTTTCGAATTATCTGGCGGATGATCTACTTTCTTACCATTGACCACAATTAAATGTTTTAATTCATTTTTAAGTATATCATAATTATAGCATTGCAATAAATTTAAATAAATTAATTCCTTCAAAGATTCGTGTGGTCCCATCGTTCTATCAACCGACAATAGTTCGCTATCAATACCCTTTTTTCTCAATTCCTGCAAACTTTCAAGACTTTGCCAACCATCCATTGTAACTTTTTTAATATTAAATCCTCTCTCTAAAAGTCGATAAATTCTTTCACGCACTTTAGAAATTAAAATCTCACTACCAGGATCAGCTTTAATTCTTTCGAGTAAATCAACTTTAACTATTGGCCTTATTCCATTATCAACTTTTCTAAGTCCGCAAATATGACTCATAGCAAATCCGCAATAATCGCCACGCTTTTTATTGATACCCAAGTCAATATGTATTGCTCTCGGAAAACTTGTAGTAGGCATAAACCAGCTTGGCCAAATATAGTCTGTTGTTACTCCGTCATCTAAAGTCGGGGAAACGATATTGGGATTACCAAAGTTTTCAAGTTTTTCGGTTATAGTATAAAATCTCTCTTGCGAGAATCCCGGTTGAGCCGCCATATCTCGCATTGCCTTTTCAGGATTACGATTAAAGTCTGGTTTATGTTCAACTGGAATAGTCAAACCACGAAATTCAAAAGTTTCACCCGAATATTTATACTGTTTCGGATTAGGCGATTCCCAATATGGAATAGTTACCCTGTAACACTTGGGGTCGATTTCCATTTCGTTATAATGACTAGTCAAAAATCCATAAGGGTCTTTAGGACTTCCAATTACTAAAAGAAGTCCAGATTCACCAAAACGGGATCGGATTCTTTCTTTAATGGCATCGTACCCAATACGAGCAAAGTCTCTATCGGCGGTCTGCCCGTGAGAATCGGCTTCATCAATCGCCCCAGCGAAAATATTATATCCTTCAAAAAAAGTGTCCTGTGAATTACCTGGAATAAGCGTGATATTTTTAGGAAATTGAAGTTCAGTTTTTACTTTCTGATTAGGCAAACGATTATTCAAACGGAACCAACGTGAATTAACAATTCGGGCTGAAACCTCCGAAAATATAATATGTCTAGCGTGATCTTCAGAGGTACTCATAATCATAAGGTGGATATTAGACCCTTTAGTAAGCCCAAAATAGGTCTGTGGGTCTTTTAAACACAAAAGACGATAAATTATATATGGGAGTGCGATTGAAGTAGTAAAAGATTTTCCAGTACCGATAGCACCACGAATAATCGCTTCATTATATGGTTTCGTAGTTCCACTCTCGCCGAATATATCTCTTAAAACTTCTTTAATCTTAGGTCGGACATTCATTCCGATATTAAGATAATTAATATCGTACATAAAAGAATCTATCGAAACAGGTCGTTCTTCATATTCAGGATGAGTAAGAAGCCATCTAAGCTCCCTTAGTTCCTCCGGACTCTTTTTCTTCAATGATTCCACTAATAACTCTGGCGAGCTGCTCTCTAACTTCATTTGACATTCCTGCCTCATTTAAATTTTTAACTGTGTCCGAAGCTCCAACATTAGCGT